TCACCTTTTATTAAATCTATCTCATCAACTTTTTTCTGAAAATCTTTTAAATATAAGTTTATATCAAAGGTAAAATCTTCAGGTCTCTTTACAAACTTTTGACCCTTGATACTATACACAGCGTCTGCTTTTTTGTTTTGGTCATCATAAGTTTTTTTGTCTGTAATAAAATAATAATTTACAGGATGTTTTGTGCCTGGTATTAGTTTACCTTGAATACTATCTGGACTTGCAGCTGATAGATATTTCTTTGATAATCTTAATCTTTCCTCTTCTCTTTTTTCTTCTGGTATATCAAACAATACATTGATATCCAAGTCAGCGTCATTACGATATCTCTTTGTAAGAATAGAACCTATCAAAGAATAATCTAGTATAGGATATTCTTTTTCAAATTCTTCAAACTGTGCTGTAATCATATTCAACACATCAATTTTAATTTTTGGATTATCAGTATCTTCATTATCAAACACACCTGGTGCATATGTTTTTCTAGGTATGTCTATAATACTTTCATTAAACTCTTTAAAATTTTTCATTGTCCGTTCCCGTTCCCGTTACCGCCACTATTGTTTCCGTTACCACCATTTGAACCATTACCATTTGTTCCATTACCATTCTGACCATTGCCGTTTGTTGTATCAGTTTCTTGGTCACCATTATTACTTCTTGCACCAAAATAGGGATAATATCTAGTTACTCCTATAGGCACACATACTTTTAATTTCTTATCAAATCTATATCCCTCAGGACACTTCTTTGTTTTTTGTGCAGCTGTGATAAATGTTCTAAATGATTCCATTATCCTTTTACCCAATCTTTTGCCATTGTGAAGTTTGCCCTACTAAATTCTAATCTATCAACTAGTTTAACAGCGCCACCTCTTTTAATTGCTACATATCCTTCTGGATTAGTAACTTTATAACCATTCTTTGTTCTTAAAAAAGAACCAATCTTTTGTATTTGATTTAATTTACCTAACAGTAAAGACTTTGCTGTCTGTAAAGTTATATAGGTTGCAATCGTAAAGTAAAGACCATCTCTATTTGGTCTTAGTATTTTCATACCTGCTTCTAATATCTCTTTATATTTTTGTTTAGCTGCAGGTGTCTTTTTACTATCTATTTCTTTTTTTAATCTATCTCTAAAATATACTTCAAAATTATTTGCAAGTTTAGATGTATTAGAAATAGCAGTACCTTGTCTTATAAATGTATTAAAAAATGTTTTCATTTGAACGCCTAGAGATAAAGGACCTTTATCTTTTTTTATCATATCGACAAACTTGCCTGCCTTATAAGCAGAACCTTCTGCCATCTTAATTATATTATCAAATCTTGCAGCTTCACTTTCATTAAATCCTGTATTACCAACTTGTTTATAATTAGCGTCATCAAAAAATACATTCTTATTTTTTCTTAACCCTCTCACATTAGCACCAAATGAAGCTCGTAAACTTTTCATAGTATTACCAGAGTATGATGTGTGAAATATAATACCCATTTTTGCTTTATTTACTTCATCATATATTGAACTGCCAAAGAAACCTGATTTAACAACTGGTACTGCATATGTAATTGTGTTAGGTGTAAATACGATTGAGTCCTTACCAGCAACTTTTGCTCTTTTCTTATCGTCTGTAAAGAGTAAATCGCCTTGAAGAACGCCTTTGATACCTAATGAAGGAAGATATTTTAATGCAACAATTAATTTATCTGCTAATGCACCACCATGATTTTTTTTAATATCTGCATTTGTATAATTTATTTTAGGTGTAACATTGAATATAGATTTTGTGCCGACAAAGAACTTGCCATTTTCTGGATTGATACCACAAAACACAGCTGGCGCACCGTCCCATTTTACTGAAACTGTGGATCCACCTGACCCGCCTTGCAACATTTGTTTGATGGACTTTAAAAATTCAATCGAGGTTCTTGCCCCTTTAGTTCCATTATTAATTATTTCATCTTCTAAATGTTCAAGGTGTGTATTTCTATCTTCTATAAGATAATTTTGAAAACCTTGCATTTAACACTCTCTCCATTTAATATTATCATAGTATATTTATATTATATCACATTTCGGTACCATTGTCAAGCCTTAGAATATCTTAATAAAAGGGCCGTTCAATGCACCAAATTCTTTCTTAGCTGCATAATATAGTGTAGATAACCACTCATCAAACATTCTTTTTTGAGATATTTTAGCATATATTTCAACTTGTCTTAATGTGTGTAGTTTTGATGTAATTCTTCCTAATGCGTTTCTATCTTTTTCAAAGTTTTTCAAACCAAATCTTAAATTCTTTTCAAATGTAGATTTCTGTTTACCTAACTCTAATGGTAAATCCCAGTTTACACTAGACCCTGCAATTCTCACATTCTTTAATTTATTATATAAACTTACCCAAAACTTTATTTGTGTTTCACTAAACTTACCATCAACTGCTATCATCGGGTCTTGCACAGGTGATGGTGGTCTTGCTAAACCATTTGCTTTTAGAAATGCTTCAAGTGCTTGAGATGAAGATTTACCTAACTTTGCACCACCACTCTTTGG